CATTGCGTTTTTTGATTGTGACATCATAGTTTAATCCTCCAAAGGAAAAACCCGCTGCGCACAAGACCAGGCTCGCCAAAGCCTGCCCACCCGGAGGTGAGGCGCAACGGGTTTCCCCTATTTTAGAGTTTGTGATAATCATCATTTTGGCGAATTATGTCTTGATTAACGGTACAAAGATATTTAATTTATTTAATCGAAATTCATTTTCATTTGCGAAGAAGCGGCTTTAATAGCGGAAACTCTTTTTTTCTGTGCAGCAGTTAATTTGCCCTCAAGTTCCAAATAAGCTGCAAATTCATCAGGATATTTAAGAAGTAATTCTTCCTGCATGCGATCGCGTTGCTTTTCGACTTCTATTTTCTCCAGCGTAGCATCTCTAATTTCCTTCAAACGTCCGAGTACAATTTTATCAATTGTTAAAAATACCCAAAGGTCAAATGCTGGATCTAACCATGCAGCAAATTTTAGAGCTAAGATTCGGTGCATCCATGTGCCGGATTTTTGTTTTGAATCGACCAAATCAGTTTCATTTTTTATCCCTAAAAAACCAGAATTCTGGTTTTTTAAACACTCAGCGATAAAATTTTTAGTTTGTTTTAAAATTAAAAAATCGGGTACATCTCTACCAAATATTTTTGCCATTTGGGTGGCATTAACCATTACATTGTCATTTCCTGTTGGAAGGAAATCAACTTCCTGGTCGTTGTAAATAAATTTTACTATTTCCATTTTTTATAGATTAATTAAAAAGTTTCGACAAATGTAATACAATATTATTCCACATATCTCAATTGTTAATAACTTTATATGTTATATTTTAACTTATTATGTTTTTACAGTTACTTTTGATAAAAATATTTAGTTATGACTAAGTCTAAAACAACCCACAGTATTACCATTGATGATGATATGTGGCACAAAGTAAAAGAGGATGCTCAGAAGGAAAACAGGCCTGTTAGCAACTTCATAGAAACGGTGTTACTCAAATACTACGAGGAAAAGGAAAACAAAAAAAGCGGGGATTAACCCGCTTTTTTTATGAAATGTAAAACCTGTTTACTTTTTATTTTCTTGCTTTCGGTCTAAGTCTATCCCATCCTTTTTGGCATATCGTATCAAAATTGTTTTTATATCGGCTAAATCTTTCCTCATTCTATTCATATTGTTAGCCATTACAAAGAAAACAATTACAGCAACTATACTAAGGATGCCTCCAACGAACATAATAAATGATGAATCATTACTCATAAGTCTTATATTTTTAAGGGTTATTAATTCCCCAAATATATAAAAAAGGGAGCCTCGCAGCTCCCTCAACCATAAAAAACAAAAAAAAGCGTCTTTACATCCCTATGCTGCCAATTTTAAAACTCAGGCTCCAGCCATCGTGGCCCAGGTAATTGTATTCGGGGTCCTGGTGCATGCTGGTTACCTGCAGGCGGTGCATCAGCTCGTGGTACTCGCTTTCGCAGTTTGTTTTATCGTCCAGCATCAGGGCTTTCACGCTGGCCATCACGGTTTGCATGGCTTCCATATCGGTAATGTAGCTGTCGGCTGTGCGGTCGCTATCGGCTACCTTTTTTAGTATAAAAATAAGCCCGGTATTCATTTCGCCCAGGTTGTCTTCGTCGCGGCTGTCGGCATCGGCCGATGGTATGGTGGCTACCAGTATGGGATAAGCGGCCACATCAGCCATTACGCCCTTTAGCTGGGCTTCGTTGGCTACCAGGTAAGCAGCTTCGAGCCCCGCGATGGTGGCTGCCACGCGCTGCCAGTATTGGTTATAGGTGGTTATATTGACCATTACTTTGTATTTTCGAGTTGGTTAAGGTATTCCACACGCTGTTTATACAGCAGCACAAGCACATCGTACAGGTTTTGGCTATACACCCGCTCTATGGGGCCAAATATGCCCGTAGCGGCCAGGCTGAGTGCCACACCGGCCAGCCCGGTTTTGTTTTCGTACTTAACAGGTTTGTTTTTCTGCTTTTCAATCAGTGTGGTTTCGTAAAGCAGCTCCAGGCTTATTTCCTGCCCGTCAACTTCCAGGGTGGCCGTGCGCAAATAGTTTTCAATGGACTGGAAGAATAAGAAGATGGCAAACCGTTTCGCCAGGGGTACATCCACAATTTTTGTTGCACGCGATTCAATTAAATCGGCATTGTAGGCTATTTTGTTGCCGCGCCAGTCTTTTGGCCTGTACAACACGGACACCAGGCGGTTTAAATCGCTTTCATCATTGGTTTTTAGGTAGGTACGGTAATAGGTTCCCGCATCTTTATACTCCAAAAAGGTGCAATCGGTAAGCGCGTCGGCAGGCCCGTACCAGGTTCGGACATTTTTGACGGCTAAATGAGGAACAAAATTACGTGTGAACCCCATATTAAGCGATATTTTACCGTCATCCTCTGCAAAAACAAAGTTCAGTAAATCGGCCATCCTGTTTACATTGTCCGAAACAAACAATTTGGCTTCATCCGTCAGGCGATCGTAATCGTTGTAACCATTGGTAACACCCAGTATTTTAAGTACCATGGCCGTGTATAAATCGGTCAGGTTAATTTCGCCGGCATGCATCTTGAGCATCAACCCGGCCAGAAATACAAACTGGTCGTTGGTAAATTCCTGCATTTCTGCCGGAAAATCAACTTTAAAGTTGATTTCTGGTATTTCTATTGTATGCATCGCAATTCTTTTAACCAACGTTTCAGGCGGTCGGCGCGTTCCATAATCCGGGCCCGTTCTTTTGGATATTTATACTTTGCCCTGAGTTCAATTTTTACTTGCTTCAGGCGGCTTTCAACTTCTATAATGTCGGCTTGGCTCATATTCTAAAAATTTGTGCTTCCGGGTCGATGTGTGCAATGGGGTCAACAGGTACATAATCAATCAGAGCAGCTTCGGCATCCAGTTTGCTGATTTCCTTTTCAAGGTTTTCCAGCTCCAATTGGGCATCGGCCAAAAAGCTGTGTCCAACTTCTTTGCGTACATCGGTCGGAGCCGGTTGTTTGGCCTTCATGGTGATCCTGTCCGAGATATAATCCTGAAAAATACCGTTGGGCAGGATGCTGATGGATAAACGTTTTACAGCCAGGCTGAGCGCGTAATAAACCAATGGCACCCTGATCAGCAGGAGCATATCTTCCTTGTCGGTAAAATCACCGCTCAGGATAGCTGCTTTCATGTCATCATACCGGGTTTTACCCAGCACCGGTAGCAAGTGTTTGCGCTCGCTTTCGCGGATAAAAGGCAATATCTTGATAAAAAAGCGGCGCGAATTGTCGATGGGGAATATATCGCTGAATTGTTTGGCCGTGTTGATAAACAGGCTTCGCGCCAGCTTTTGAGCATCAGAGTCTTTCCATTCGCTTATATTGGCCGCGTTGGCATCCAGAAACGAAATCAGTCGGTCCGTTGTTTTGTGCGCTTTGTTCAGTGTGGCTTCATCATCACGGGCTATCATCCACTCCCAGGCCATTTTCTCATTAGCCGAATCAATCACCACCTTACGGCCATCGTCACCATGGGTAACATCGCTGTGCGAAGCGTAATTGTGTGTGGCATAATACGCCACAGGCAACTGAATGTAATGCACCAGGTTATCGAGCAAAGCGTATTCGCCTGCTGTGTTATAATTCACCGAAGAATAATGTGCCTGGGCTTTGTCCATTACAGGTTTGCCAATCAGCTCAATCATATTTTCTTCTTCCAGGAGAATATCAGTTTGGATATTCGCGAAGCTATTAGAAGCATGCAGAAAACCCAGCAGGGCTTTCAATTCGGATTGGCCGTTATTTGATTTGTTGAAAAGCATGGCTTAATTGTTTTTAATTCGGTCACCTGGTGAAGTCTGCGATTCGGTTAGTACGGCATCGTGGTAAAAGCCTACCCTTACCGATTTATCGGGCCAGTTGGCAGCAATGGCCAGGTTGATATCCTTACACACGATGCTTTCGGGGATATCCACCGAAGTAGCCAGGTAAAGTTTAAAAGCGTAGAGCTGTTCCGAACCGGAAGGGAGATTACCATCGGCACTCATATTGCTCAATGCAGGATGCAAGCCAAAACCGGCTGTAATTTCAAAGTCGGCACGTTTTGCAATATCTATTTGGGCACTGATAAAATTCTTCACCTTTTGGTCGATGGTGTTTATTTTCCATCCCACATACTCCTGAGCTAGCTCATCGTAAATGGTTTCAGAAGTAATCATTTTACCGGCCTTTTCAATGCCAATAAGCGCTTCGCCAAATTTCAAAAACACTTCTGTTTTTAAATCTTCCAGCAAAGAAGATGTATATAAAACGCCTGTCAATTCGCAGTTTTTCTTTAGCTGTTCCTCTTTTTGAGCCCAATACAGAGCGGGAACCTCGATGTGATATCGGATAGCAGCGGCATTGGCGTTAAAGTTGAGTAACAAGATGGGCAAACTCGATCCCAGCTTAATCCAATTAAACAAACCGAAAAATGAAGGCCGTGCATACTCATTTTCGAGTGCGAAGCTGTACATATTGCTGTAGCGCATACTTACCGGGTTGCGGAACGGGTCCCGTGGATCCCAAATAGGGTACTGTTTGAATTCATTTCTGAATGGCTGTTCAAAATCGCCGGTAATAATGTGGTTTATGCTGCCATTATCATCAGGCCATTCGAGCCTGGCACCAATGGCGCTTACACAATCCAGTTTGGCAATCATCGGTTTACCGCCAATACGCGCAGCACGGTTGCGGAAATATTTAGGAAAATGGCCGTTTACATGTTCAAACTCTACCAGCGTTTTTAATAAATATCCCTGATAATCCCAATCTTTTAGCCAGGCCGATATTTCATTATCAGTAACCCATACTTTTTTTCTGATGCCGTTTTCAAATTTCAATTCATACAATTCAGGGCCTTGTCCCCACAAAAGGTGTGTTTTCTTCAATAAAATCTCTGGCGAAACATTGTTTTCGTCCAGTATAGTCCTGATATCACCTGGCAAGGTATTCTGGTCACCATAAGGCACAATACTAAACTCGCCCATTTGCATGGGCGTGGTACCGGTCCCCGTAAAATAAGGCTGCACACCTGTCGATGGCGTTCTGTCAGTTGCCGATATTTCAGCCGAAAACAAAAATGTACCGGTATCTACCAGCGCGTAATTGCCGTTTTTAGATATTCTCATAAAAAACAGATTTTGGAGTAACCTTAATGCCGTTGAAGCTCACAATGAGGATTTGCCAGCAGTTTCGTTTATTTTTCAGTGGATCTCCCACATTCAAATCCTGATAAAACAATTTATGATTTGCATTTTCAATGCTATCGCCACGAGCTGCAGGCCGCAGGGTAGCTTTATCCACCCGGCGCAATCCCGACGACTTCTGTCGGTGATCATCCCAGGTGTAATGCTCAAACGAAAAAGGAATCCCCTGAGCAGTTAACTTTCTCATTTCTGCAATTGCAGAAAATAAATTGATTTCATCCATGGATGCAAAGGTGCATCCTGCTAAATAAAATGCAAAGGACAGTTTAAACCGAACAAAAAAAGGGGCGCGAGCCCCTTAATAATCAAGCTACGATTTCTTTTTCAAGTTCAGCAATCTTGATATTGATTTTAACAATCAGCGATCCGATAATTTCGCGGATAACCAGGTTATTGCTGATCGATATCTTTGCATCAGCGTACCGGTTGTTATCAGCAAGAACGAGCTTCAGTTGATGGGTATCCATATTCTCGTTAAAATCAGCTCCCTGTTCCTTAACGTAGCCAATCAACTGATCGCGTTTTTCAATAAAGGTATCACGGTGAGCAATCAATTCACTTTTCTTTTGAAAAGTTTGGATCTGCTTTTCAAGCAATGCTTTCAGATCATCAATCTGGTTAGCAGCAGTTTTCATTTCCTTCACCTTGTTTTCAGGTGACTTTGTTGATTTATTGTCGTTCGACATTTTGTTCACCGATGCCTTTCGGATTTATTTCGGTACCTGGCACACCATTAATTTTAATGGCCTCCCAATACCGGATTAAAAATTTTGGAACAAAAATGCATGTCAGTTTTTTCCCTTCCGAAAAAACTGAACGCACCTGAAAGGCGAAAGCCCGCTTACATTTCCATGAAGCAGGCTTTCGTTTTTAGAGACAAATATTTTTAATGCAGGTAACTTTGCCGTTAAAATTGAGGGGGTGTGGGTGGTAGTTCCTTCTTAACTGAACGTTTCCCTTTTCGAGCAACACCTTCTTTTCTTTCTGATGTACCTTTACCAGGTTTGATTATTTTCCACATATCTTCTGATGACATTTCAAAGTAATTAATTACTTCTAGCACGATAAACTGTGGAACAGGATCTACATGAGTTTGAAGAGGAATTGGACGTTGTAACTTACTGTGTGCATAAATATAATGGCCATCTGTGATTCGAATACATTTTGCACCTAATTTTTCAAGGAAAGATTTGAAATCATTTAATGGTACATTACTTGCTTTGTAAGTATTCATTTATGCAATAGCTAATTCCTTCTTATATGAGGTAAAATCTTTGGTATTTAATATTTCTGTCAGCCTTGCATTAGTTTTAATCAATTCAGAAAGCTCAGGTGTAGTGAAGCGTTTCCTGCTCTTGGATCCTTTAATTTTCCACCCAAGTCTTGCCAATTCTTCTTCAAAAGTATTTTTGTTGTGAGTATAATTAATGAATTCACGAAAACATATTTCAAATGATGTCTTTGCTTCATCTATATCATTCCCATAACCGTATACTTCCATTGCTGGTGCGTATAGTATTTCTGTATTACCATCTTTAAAGCTAACTATATTCAGACTAACCAACAATTCAGAATGACTCTTCTTGTCTTCAAGTCTACCTTTAAAATTAAGCTTATCACTTGACATTAGATAAAATATTTACGTTATGTGATTAATCGTTTTATTTATATGAGGTATAAATAGATGACAAAAGTAATATAATTACAATACAATTGTAATTATAAATTGCATATTTACTTAGCATATATGAAAGAATTAACATTAGTTAAGTACAATATGATGTTGCAAATTTTATGAAATCACCAATTTAAACTCATAACCAATTGCATCAGCAATAGCAAGTACATGGTCCAGTTTCGGAGCATACTTCCCATTTAGCACCCTATTAATGTTTGATTCTATTAAGCCTGTTTTCAAAGCAATTTCATCAATTGAAATTTTGTTATCTAAAACAGTCTCCCTAAGCTGCCTACAAATGTTTTCCCTGGATTGAACATACTTTTTATTATTAATCAGCATAGCCACAAAGTTGGTTTAAAAGCTCAAAGTTACACAAAAAAAAGGTTCAGGACCTTTTAAGTCCTGAACCGTAATTTTCAATGAATTCGTTAAATTCAAAGGAGAATCTTTCCGGTTCATCCGAAGCTGTGTGCATCGCATAACCTTCATAGTAGATAGAATCGAGAAACTCTACAAAAGCATCAATCATGATTTGCCTCCTTTCGCAACATTGCGGATGATGATCTGGTTTGGCATCACTTCAATCTGCACCTGGTCACCAGGAGCGAATCCGGATTCAGTAAGCCATTTTCCCTTCAGCAACAATTGGCTGAAGATCTTCATTGGTGATCTGAATACATGAGGAATGACATGCGGTTGTACTTTAATTGATCGTGTCATGATGGCCTCCTTTCTACCTGGTTGGCTGAAAACAGGTAGCAAATCGGCCAGAACTTCATTTCATCATCATCTTCAGCATCAGGAACTGGTACCTGTCTGGGTGATCCCCATACCAGAAAGGCTTTGCTTCCTTTTTTCACCGAAAGCCCTTTGTCTTTCCATTGATGGAAGGTATTAAACTCGATCTCTTTTCCTTTCGAGTAGGTTTCCAGCAATCCTTCATTCACGGACCCTGCTTCCAGTTCACCTGATTCGATCTGTGCTTTTATTAATTTCGATAAAGCACTTAATTCACGACGCTTTTGTTTAACGTCAGTTGTTGATTTTTTCATGATACAAATGCCGTATTGTGCTGTTGCCGCCAGCGTTAAATTAATTAATGCAAAAATTTTATTGAGTGAGTTGACTTCTTGTCAATGGTGAATGTCTGTTTTCGCAATCCTATAAACCATAAACAATAAAGGCGAAAACTGACCGAACCCCACGGGGCCGCGGCTCCATCAGGAGGCGGCCATTGACTTTGTCAACTCACGATTAATAACTTTGCTATTAATCAAGGTAACGCCCCCACCCCATTTGTACTGAATACCATAAAAGCAAAAATTCCATGGGGGCCTGTTTTCTTTTGGTCTACCTTTTCTTTCCGAAAAGAAAAGGTAGCCGTTTTTAAATGTTTACAAATATTTCCATCATGTTAAGAATCAAAAATCAAACTTAATTTGATCAATAATCCTGTATATGAGACTTTTTACCCTTTATCACACTTTCGGGAAAGTGTGATAGCCTGCTTTCAGACCGACCCGCTCTGCCCCTGATATGCCTTTGCATATACACTTTTTATATTGGATATATGACAATGCAATCTATAATAGTACATTACACAATTTTTCCAACCATCTTGTTAAAGTTGGCTGAACTTGTAGTTAAGTAGTAAGTTATTTAATAAAGAGTGTATGTTTATCCAACCGTTATGGTATAAAGGCGTAAGCAATACGCTACGTTTATCGCGCGTTAGGGATTGCAGTGGAAATCCTTTTTGAGAGGCACGAGCAAAAAGATTGGAACGGAAAGCCCGACCCGTAGGGGAACGCCCAAATATTTATTACCTCATATCACGTACAGCCACATCACCAAAGGTAATTTGCTGGCGCGACTTAACAATATCAAGGTACTTCTTTCGACACATCAGATACTTAAATGCATCACTGTAGTTGGTGGACTCCATGGGCAATCGTTTGACGGGGAACTTCTCTGATTTCTTTACCTTCTTTATATTGCCCTTTGCATCCTTCTCGACTGGTGCCAGTTCCAGGCTACTCTTTAGATCTTTGCATTCAAACTGATCAATCAACAATTTAGGTAAGGCTACAACACGGTTACTCATCAAGTCATTCATTAGGTCGAACTCTTCAGGATGTGAGATATTGCCCTGACCAACGCTCATCAGATTAACTTTCCATCCTGTTGATTTGATACTTCCTGAGTCATCTTTACGCTTCTCGATGGCATTCTTTAACTTGGTAGCAAAGTCTTGTTTCTGTTTACGGTATGCATTCCCTGAACGGTCGTAATACATGTCTAATTCTTTGCGCTCATGATCCTGGAAGAAATCAATAAAATTTTTAGCCAGGTGATCTATCCACTCAGGTGTAAGCACATGCATGTTTTTTAATACCCGGTAGTTTGGCCATTGCTCCTGCCCTATTACCATACTACACATGTTACCAAAGTCGACACCCGTTTCAAGCTTCTCATGCTTACGGATATACTTTAATCCACGACTACTTTGAGTAATGTTATCACGAAGACCAAACTGATCGTAATAGTTATAATTATATCCATCAGGATAAAAGTGTGACACACTGAGATTACCATAAAAACGCGCCCCTTTTTCTATGCTAGGTTTCATTGAAAGTATGGATGTAAGATAATCCTCCAGACTCCCATCAGCCAATTGTTCCGGGAAATATCCCTCGGTAAGGATATCGGCATTTACAAAGCTGGAAGCAATGTAGAAAAAAGTGGAATTCATCCTGATTTTGTAATACCTTTTCTCCCATCTTTCAAGCTTAACAGCAACTTTCTTAAGCAGTTCTACATTTTTAGTTTGCTCAGCCTGTTGGTATTCAATTCGGATATCATTTAGAATAAAAGCACAATCAAGAATCGATTTGATTTGCTCTTTGTTCATGTTTTTCTTCAAGTCCAGGATCCAGTCATCTTCATCGATTCGATTCATGTCCGGAAAGTCGGTGGTAAAAGTACGTCCCCGAAAATATGGTGAATGCCCGAAACGCTGAATACTGCCCCTGATAGCGGGTGTCAGTTTCTTTATTTTATTCTTTTTGAAATATTTTACTTCATCTCCAAGTACATGAACATAGTTGCTACCGGCACCACTGGAAGGCCGATCCATTGAAACAAGTGTAAAATTGGCACCGGTAAAAGTGGAAATCGTGTGTTTGAATGATTTGAACCTGGTAAAGGGCTTTTTGAAATAATCAGGAGGTTGTTTATCTACCACAAAATGCCCCTTGGTTTTTCCATCAGCCTCAATCCAACCAAGACGTTCCCAACCCTCAATAAATGTTTTGGCTGTGTTTTTCAGAAGATTTGTATAGGTATCGCCAACAAAAGCAAGCGGAGCTCCTGGCATATCATGCACAATGTCCTGGGCTCGTCCGGCCAATATATCAGATGTTTTACCTGCTCCTCGACCAACAATCAAATATAGATTTTTGGGACTAATCATGCTGATGACCATACTCAGCCAATTAGTCAAACGGAACTCAGATTTATCAAGCTTAATCTTCATCTTCAGGGAATAAATCAATTTCCTCAATCATGGCATCAGCTTTCACACGTAACTTATCCCGTTCAGGGATATCAAGGCCATCAATGTGCCGTGCTAATTCGTATCTGTTGGCTTTCGTTCTTCCAACCAATTCAGGATCGAGTGTGTAAATCTTGACAGGCTTATTGAAAAATTCTTCCGGGATATCGTCAGGTTCGGCTTCATTAAGCTGGCGCATATTACCTGCAGCCAGGATAATGTTTTTATAGATATCCAGGTCCTTGGATGTCTTGGCTGTTTTTATAACGAGCTCGGCTGATCGCTCAAGCATTTCGGCATACATATTCCTCCATGCTTGCTTTTTAATTGCATTGTCCAGGTAAAAAAAATTGATGGCATCGCTGTAATACTTATTTGACAGATATGGAGAAAGTGCATAAGGTGGCAGCTGCAAAAATTTAATGATTGCAGTGCGGTTGTCATAACGCATATGCATTCCTCTAATCAACTCCAGAGTTGAAAGATATTCCACCATTTCGGGGGGAAGATCTCCCTGAGCTCCGGTTTCTATAAACGAAAGCAATGCATCATATTTATTGTCATCAATCTCCATAAAGCAGTTGGTCTCGTGTGTTTTCAAATTTTCTGGCTTCGCGAATTTTCTCAATTTGCTGCTGGGCGGTGGTGTTTCCTCCTTTGGCGCTTTCGAGTACTTTCATATCAATCTGCGCCTGGGCAATGAGCCGGCCGCGATCATAATGAAATCGGAATTCAGATGTTTTATCATCAAACTGGCGTTGTAGATCAAAAAGCGGGATATCAAAGTACATCGCCATCTGTTTGATGGTGTAATTGATACCGGCAAGGGATTCAATTTCTTCAATCTGTTCGGGTGAAAAGATCATAGGTTATACAGTTTAATCGAAAATCGTACAATCGTTTATCGTTGAAAAACAAATATTGTTCATATTGGGCGTTTTCGCTCCAATTGCCTGATCCTTCAATCAGGTAGTGGTTGTTTGCAGCTTCAACCAGCGTTATTTTAGAGTGGTTCCAGGCATAATGAATTGAAATCTGGTTCCTGGAATTCACCAGGCTGGTAAGGTGATCCACTACCCTGGGCATCCGGTGTTTGATTGAATCGCTGATAAATAGTTTTACATGGCCAATTTTGCCCTGATCGATGCGCTTGATTAGTGAATCTACTATCCTGCGGTTGATGGAGTATGTCGACAATACCAGGTAATCAATTTTGTCGCATTCGTGCAACAGGTAAGGGATAAAAGTAAAAGCATTGAAGCTTTTCAACGTCCAGATGGCAAAGAACTCACCCTGATTGGGTAACCGACCATTGAGATTTTTAAGACTCTCGAGTTTAATCTCATGCATGCTCAGATAATTATCCCGGAGAATGGCCGATTTTTCCCCGGGATGTTCATCTGACTTTGTGGTTAACTCGCCGATGGAAAACAGTCTATTCACTAATTCCCAAAAGCGTGTTTACCTCAAGCAATTCCTGTTCAAACTGTTCTACGCGTTGCACCCGTTTTGCCGTCTCTTTGTGATCGGGCTCATCGGCAATCTGTTTTTTTGTCCGCGGGATCTTGTTTTTCAACTGATCGCGCAAAATAACAAGTTCAGCATCCTTCATGGCGTGGATTTCGGCTTTACGCTTCATCCAGTCGAAAATGGGGTGCTTTCCGAGCAATGTACCAGTTGTTTTAAAATGATTCAGCTCGTCCCAAATTTCGCGGTTCTCCAGGTAATTTTCTACTACCGACTTGGAAAGCTCCGCAATTTCTTCCGCACTGGATCCTTCTACCAGTTTGCTGTGGCCTTGGATGTATGCATCGTAGGCCGTAAGCATATCGGCAACCAATTCCTTCAATACACCAGGGCAGGTTTTTTGTTTAAGGAATGGAAATTCCTCGCGCAGTTTAATAGAGCGTTTGATGTTGTCAGGAACTGTGGATACAAACTTTTTGGTTTTAGCCTCCTGAAGTGCAGAAATTAAATCCTTTTTCTTGCGCGAAGCAGGTTTAATTTCCAACATGGCTGCCAACTGTTGTACCTGGGGCCAGTCGAGTGTTGTGATATCTACCAACTCAATTTGCTCAGCCATTTGGGCAATGGTAAGTACACCATCATTACCCGGATTCTGACTTTCAGAAGCAGGAGCTGCGGAGCTAACCAAAGCGGTTTTTAACATCGTTTTGTACACCATTTCAGGAATACCGGCCACCTTGGCCAATTCGTAACACAAAAAGTTGTAATTGGCCTGAGTATTACCAGCTCTGTTAAGAGTAGATTTAAACGAAAGATTTCGTCCGTGGCGCAAATACAATTGTTTTCCGGTTTCAAAGTCACGATCCGATTCAAACCAATTGAGGATGGCGGCTTTTGGATTTTCATTTACTTTCATAACTAAAGGTTTTAATTATTTGCAATTTGAAATTACAAATATGCAATTGCAGAGCAAAAACCAAAAGGACATAAAAAAGCCTGCCCGGTTTTGTCGTTGGGCAGGCTTTAACCAAATTATAAACTTATGAAGCGACTACTACTAAGTTCTGGAGAGTTCGATGTATTTGAAGGTTGCAGCTCCATCTTTGTATGCTTTGAACGAAATGGTTGCTCCGGCTATTCCGGTCCATGAAGTACCATTCTTAAGGATGTAATTACCGGCATCGGTAATCGTAGCAGGATTGGTACCACCCGATCCAAGCAGGGTAAACAGAAGTCCATCCGATGCATTTGAAGCTGTGGTGATTTCAGTTGCAACGGTATTATCCGTCAGCTGATATTCGCCTTCACCAGTGGTCAAATTAATGAAAGTAGCATCGGCAGCAACGGTTGCAACCACATCACTCAGAGTAAGCGTGTTGTCATAAATGGCAACATTAGGACCTTTGTTGGTGCTCGTGAATGTGAATACCGTTTTTTTGGAATCCTTATCATCGGTACCTTCAAACTTCATCCGGAGAGGTGCGCATGGTCCGCCGTATTGCAGAATACGGCCATCGGAACAGGCTTCATCAAAAATCAGTACATCTTTGCCTAACCAGTTGGCACGAAATTCAAGAATTTCGAGTTCGGTTCCGGGATGAGCAAAAACAAACTCCTGCATTACACCTTCAGCATCAATTTCGCCTTCGCCGGTATTTTTAGCGGCGATGGATGACGGGGTTACGTACAACTCGATGGCATAGGCACCGGGTTTAAACACATGCTTTCCTGTGATTAAGATTCCTTTTGAATCGCGGGGTTGATGTGTGAGGATATCGGCAAGGTCGACAATGGTGACCTTATTTTTTTTGTCGCCTCCGGATCCGGGTGATGCCTTTGCCGGGCGGTCGACATTTACTTTTACATAGCTCATGTTATATGGTATAAAGAGTTTAAAAGTTCCCGCCGAGGCGGGAACATTAATTTACGCTATTTCAAAGCGGTCAAGTTCAACAAACTTGAGACCGTTGAAACGGACTTTAATCCATTCGCCTGCACCCAGGGTCATAGCTGCCGAAATACGGCTGAAATAACCTGACTGAGCAATGGTTGTGGCATTGGTATCCGAACCTCCTTCGAGCAGGTAGACGTCACCATCAACTGCATTAAGGATGTTGGTTATCGCAGTGGCCGCTGAGTTAACAGCAGTGACAAAGTGTTTACCTGAGGCAGCGTTTGCCGTGGTGGCATCAGCAGCCAGGAAAACAACATTTGAAAGAGCCAGATCCCAGCGCTCGATTTCAACAAAATCGGCAGCACCTCTTTTGTAAAGAAGTATCTTGGTATTTTCATCCAGGGTAATGGCAGCATCCAGGTCGAATTTACCTGCATTGGCAATGGTGGTTGGATTGGCACCCGTATTACCAATGATGTAAATGTAATCGCCAACGGCAGAATCAGCAATATCGGTAATCGCGGTAGCCTGGGTATTAACCCCGGTGCGAAGCGATGTGTGATACTGAACAGAAGGAATGGTTGCATCGGCAGCAATGTTCACATACGAATCAGGCAAAATTTCAACATCATTGCTGAAGAAGATCTGTTTGTCATCCGAAAGATCAACACCGCTTGGATATTCGTAACCGTAGGCCCAAACATGGATACCGGTTTTGTAATCACCGAAAATATTGATGTCGCGTTTGTCCATCTCCATGTTCAGAATTTTCTTTTCTGAAGGGATGTTCTCCATCAGCGAAATATTATCATCGGTGGTAACAAACATGAATTTGCTGTCATTCAAAAATGACAACCCTTCCAGACGAATATTTTCGTGAAGGTCAACAGTAAGTTTACCTTCGGTGAAGGTAGGCATGAGTCCTTTTACGGTTTCTCTGCGTTTCAAATAAGCATCGCGCCAGTAGTTGGCCATGTAAAGAACCATACCCGGCATATCACGCCAGTACTCAGGAATTCTTTTTACAAGCGTTTCTACATAATCCAGGATATTTTCCTCTGTGGGAACTCCCAAATCGTAGGGCATGTAAACCCGGCGTGCCTGAGCTGCTTTAATACCAATCAACAAACCGTTTTGTTTGTGGATGGATAAACCGGCCACGGTTGCATCGTCAGCAGTTGGTATATAGATTCCACGGATGTGAGCGATTTGATCTTCCTCGGCTGCTTTTTTCAAAATTTCGCCAGCCAGGTAGGCAACAAAACTCATTTTGTAAGGTTTCGATCCATCTTTTTTAATGGACTCCAGGTGGTTCATCCAGCTGGTTTCCATGCTCTGAAGTTCTGAACCCAAAATGGTAATGTCAATTTGAATTGGATACACTTTGGCAATCTCCGGTTGAAACTCGAAAGAACCTTTTGGTAACCATTTCTTTTTGCGTGCCTGGGTTACTTCGCCGGTAAAGGCTTTTGCATAAGCAATCTGATCCTGAACATTTGAAACGGTGTTCCAAAAAGCAGGCAGCCTGTTTTTGGCACGCAGGAATGAAATAAGGGCCGTTTGATTTTCACGGTAATAGGCACCCAGGTCGGTGTTAAGCTGGGTAATGTCCATTGGAGTGTAATCAGTTGCCTCAACTTTAACATTGCTTGCAGCTCTCGCATTCCACGGGCGATTTTCGTAAGCATCAAAACTTTGTTTCGATGAAAACAAATGGGTTTTGCTGTGCATAAAAACTGCTTTGTTTGGTGAACCGGCTCCGGCGTGAGGAACATCGTCCTCAGGCTGCTGGCCTAATTTGATGATGGTGGCCTGGCTTTGCTGTTGAGCTAATTCCATTGCGGTGAGCTTTCCTTTTAACTCAGTTACTGTTGATTGTAATTCAACAATAACCGGATCTACCGAAGGTGGATCCTCAGTGGTGGATTTTGGTTTCGCGGGAGCTTTTTTGGCCAGGGCAGCTTCAATGGAGAGAATCTCTGCTTCCTGGAAAGAAGCGTAGCCATCTTCATCATAAGCTAAACCTTCCAAGGTTAAAGGAGCTCCAAACTTTTTTTGATGTTCAGCTTGCAATTTGCCAACATCTTCCTTGGTTAACGCCACTTTGCCATCAACAGAAGCCAGTTCTGTGAAGCCAAGTACGATTAACAAGGTTGCGATTAATTTTGGATTCATTTTTGAAAAGATTTAGTTAAACAAATTATTTATTTCTTTTTGCGGCCAGTTGTGAAGCACGTTTTACTGCATAATCCAGGTTCCCCATTTCATCAGCTAGGCCATATTTAATGGCATCGTTTGCATAAAACATGCGTCCGTTTAAAATGCCTTTTTGGGTAATGTCTACTTTTCCGGCTCTGAATTCACGAACATCAGCCTGAAATTTCTGAGCCAATGGCGAAAGAACTTCTTCCATCATTAATTTATAATCCCCTTTCAGGGCATTTTCCCATGCTAAATTTTTGAAGTTCGATTCAGGAGCATAGATGGTATGGAATTTTACACCCTGTTTTTCCCACATGGGAGCTATATCCATAAATGAAACCATTACCCCTATACTTCCAAATTCGCTTGAAATGTTGTTTGAAGCAATAATCAAATCCGTTGCTGCAATGCTATAGTAAGCGGCAGAAGCGGCGGTATCGGCCCAGGCAATAACCGGTTTTTTGGTTTTAGCATACAGAATGGCATCAACAATCGGGAATATTGAATCGACGGTTCCTCCACCCGAATCGGTTTCAATAATAATGGCATTAATATTGTCATGATCGGCAGCTTCGCGTATATAGGAAGCGATGGTTACTGTTCCCCAGTCCCACCAATCGTCCTCTTTAAACATAATGTCTTTTAGAGGAATTATTAAAGTAGAATTTTCAGGAAAGCGGTCGAAAATGGATGCTGGTTTTGAATTGTCATTAATTTCTTCTGAATCATAAAGCATCATTTTATCTCCTGTTGGAGAAATGGCATAAGCGCCTAACGGTAGCTTTATTTCTTCAAACTTAATGGTACCATCCATCAAGCCTTTGATAAAAGAACCATAAGCGATTAATTTTTGAGGCTGATAAAACCAGGCGGTGCTCAGTATTTTAGAAAGAAATTTTGAAACATCCATAATTGTACCGTAAAAACAGTACAATATTAAGTTGCGGGGGTTTCATCCAAAAGGACTGATTGATTCTGGTAAAGTATCGTATCAACCGTGTAAAGCTGCCTGGCGATTATTATGCTTTCGCATATAAACTGAAACTGATCGCCGGTTGATTTGGCATCACTTTGGGGCGATGATTTAAAATAAGCGGGAACAATGGTGCTACCCAATAATTTTGCCGATCCATCGCTATAAGTAAATCCAACCACCAGAGGCAGTTCGTTTAATAAGGCCAATTCGTCGGCATTATACACCCATTCACCAGGAACACTGAACATTAAGTTTTGAGTAAATAGTAACCCCGCTTCCTGGCGTTTGGATGGTTCTTTGAATTTGGCTGATGCCGGTGAAAAATAAACAGGCAACCAATCTAAACCTGAGGCAAAGGTTACCACATACTTATCTGTGGCAGGTTGTTTTTCGATTGAAATCACATTTTTAGCCAATTGGTAGGCTATTTTAGTGATTATGGGTATCAGGTTTGTACTTTTTTGAGAGAGCATATTACGGACATTTAAGACGATTAAGTGAGAAAAAGAAATAATGGTATGTAATAAACAGAATACCAGTTAAATACACTACAATTCCTGCAACATTCGTGTTGAGAACCGGTAAAGTGACTCAGATTTAAGATCATCTTCAGTAATATTGTACTTCCGTTTAAACAAATTTATGATCTCGGTGCGGGGCAGGCCGTCTTTTAAACCGCGAAACAGATCCCTTGAAAATTCGAAGTTGAAGTCAATTCTAACCTCTTTCCGGAACCTTATTTTACTCTTCACCGAAAGGTAATTGTAAGAACGGATATCTTTCCGGCTGTTGAAAGGAAGAATAATGGTCAGGTTATTGTTTGTTTGCATCTGTGATGGTTTAAAGTATTCAATCACATTTTCCTTATCGGCAATGGGAACACACGAAAGGCTGTTATAATTAGTAACCAGCTTAACAAGCATGTGGTTGTAATCGTGCCGATTGGGGAACCTGAGCGGAAATTGACGGTTAATTGATTTGTGTAATAGGTACTTTCGAAGATAAGGTTTTATCTCGATGTCGATTGTAATAATTGTACTTGCCATTTATTCAGGGTTTTGCCACTGAATTCCGGCCGTTCTTGCATGGCAAATATAAGGAAATGTTTACAATAAATGGTCTGACTAATTTTCTGAAAAATAATGCTCTTTGTACAATGATCTGTACTTTATTTCTATATGAACACTTTGATAAAACGAATACAACTTGTCAACATGCTCTGTGAGTTCTTGTATATCAAATAATCTTAACATTACTATTTCAGAATTTACATTGAGATATAGTTCATCACTAAATCGAGAAAACTCTATTGAAAGTTTTACTTTGGATAATCCTCTGGAGCTTAATACCTTAGTAAACCCCTCAATAGAAATGTCTTCCATTAATTTACCACTAATAAATATACTTACTTTCTCAATAACTGCTGGACCTATTCCATTGTTTAATACTTTATAAATCAACATTTTGCTTTGTGTATCAAAAAAACTGATAAAATCGATATGTGGAGTAACTGATAGCTTATTGTGCTGTATTGTTTTTCTTCCCTGCCAAATTGAGAATCCTAAGGCTACGAGTGCAATAAAAACTGATGATATAGCGATAATTGTTTCAGTATTTTCTTTGATAAAATCAAACATAAGGTATAAGATAAAATGGTTGATAATAAAGATGATATTGGTTAATAGATCTGTAAAGATATTGCTTTTCACAAATAAATCAGTAATCATTCCATACAGGAAATAATAACAAAAAAATGTGTTGAAGTAGTTTTCTGATCTTGAGAGTTGAAAATCTGGGGTTTTGTTTAATCGGTTCATAGTGTTGATTTTAATTAATATTTGGTAAAGCAAATCATTACTGAATCAAAAGGCATGTAATTATTACATGATTTTAAAATGAATGAAAAATACACTTACTCCAGAAGTACAAAAAAAAGTGTACAACAGTACGAACACCCCAAAACAGCAGTTAACAAACTGAATATCAATATTTAATACTGTACTATTTTTTAGTACAAAAGTGTGTAATCCGTACTCTTTTTCGTACGGCAAACAAGTCTTTTTTTTTCGTACGAAAGTGTACAAAAGTTCTTTTCCGTTCGATTTAAGTAGTACGGTTTAATATACTGTGTATCAATTAGTTAGATACCTCTGTACGATTGTTCGATTTTCTACCTTATATTTTAATAAGTCTTTTTTACAAAAGAAAATATAAATAAAAATAACCTATATATATGTATTGCGCTGTTTGCGAACATTTTATAACGCCTTTTTTAGCATGTACTTTTGTACCATTTATTTTTGAGAAAGAAAGGGGAGCGCCGGAAAACGCGAAGCGTGAAAAATAAATTGAAAGGAGTTCGCTGGCGCGAACAGTTTAATTATGCTGACGCCGGAATAAGTTAAAAGGTGTTCGCTTCGCTCACGATTGTTTATGCTTCGCCAGGTGCTGTAAGATACAGCCCTGAGGCTTTAATGTACCGGGCAATGGTAAGGTGCCCGGATGTATATGCGATTCTCAGGGGGTTGTTAAATGTTTAATAAACGGTTTAAACGTTTATTAAACAGAATGGAGCATAAACACAATGTGTTTATGCGCTCGTTAGCGGTCATTATCGCAAAAATCCTTTAATAGTTCAGAAGTTGTTTTGCCTTGATGACCGAATAACATACATTTAGCGCCGAAGTTTTCCATATCTTTTTGCGAAAACGAACCGCTAACAGCAAATAAATCCAATAGCTGCTCTTTTGCTTCCATTGGCTCTATTACCCTGTCATAAAGTGAATCTAATATTTGGTCTATTTTTTCCATATCGCTACTGTATTTATTTGCGAACCGTTACCGCCAATTAAATAAACCATTCTACCTTTGTTTTTGTATTCTGTTCTATTTCTTTTAAAAGATGGTAAATAGCTTCTTTAAACGAGCTTTCTCGGATACTTAATGAATCTTCAATTTCATTATTATCTGCTTCAATTTCCCAAACAGAAACTAAAGTCCCTTGCGTTCCACCTTCTCTGTAATTATTAATTTCAGTTGGCTTGTAGCCATAGAACGCTAAAATCATTTCAATAAATTCTCTTTTATTCATTTTGATTAATATTAATTGGCGGTTACCGGAGTGTCTTTTTTTAATGGATTTTCGTTTAATTCTGACATATCATTAATATTTAATGTTTTAACTTTTTTTTTTACTGATTTTTTTTATTTCTATACACATACTTGCCTGCGACATGCGACACCTATGTATTTGTTTAATATTGTGTTATTTAACCTCTTTTTTAGTGTCGCAGGCTGTTGATGTCGCAGGCTGTCGCAGGTATGTCGCAGGCAGGTATTTACTACCTTGCTTGCGACACCTAAAGCCAATACAGATAAGGCTTTCAGGTAGTATGTCGCAATGTCGCAGGTTGAATGTGGTGTTTTCATTAAAATGGTTTTATATGTTTAAATTTAAAATTAATACATAAAAAAATCTACATGTACAGGGGCACAACGCGGTATGGATGCCTTGGAATGCCGTCGATACGGCGCTCTTCTTTAAAATATCCGAGTTGTTTTAAAGCGGTGCCTATTTTTATAGGCGACAGGTTGTTGAGTACATCGCGACCTGCGACTTTCCGTTCCTGAAAATACAGCAAAATATCAGTGGGCATCATCAATTGCCCGTCTGATCCGTTGATGGGTTTTGCAAAATTTGATTCGATAAGCTGCACTGCGTTGGTTTCAATCATAAATCGCTGATTGAATTCCCTGAATTCTCTAAAATCATCCGGGCCAAACTTGTAATCAAATCCATTGTTATACAACATATAAGCCTCGGCCCATATTTCATTTACAATTACTTCACTAATTATTTTTTCATAATCGATGCTTTCGAGATGCACGCAGGCAAAACGCCTGGTACCAAGTGCCGGAATTAAAAAACCACGGTTGGCACCTGTTTTATTGTTGGATGTAAACAAAGCGTTTGCAATGCGTTTCCTTCGCCTGGGGAACGGATCGTTGTGTCCTTTTACATCGAGTTCATGTGCACTGATGGTGCTCTTAAAATCTTCGGCAGTGAATTTATTCAACCCTATAAATTCATCAAACAGAACAAAAAAGTTTTCGGTAAAAGCTTCTCTAATCTTGAACCCATTTTTTTCCTTGTCGCTTTTTACCATCATGGTTTTAAGTGGTTCAGGGCATAGAAATTCGCAAATGGTGGTTTTACCGGTGCCTTCTTCTTCTTGTATAAGTCCTAAATTAACTTCATTTTGTTGTCCGTCGAGGCTACAGGCCACCGATGCTACAAGCCATTTTTTAATTAACTTGAGCATTCGGGTTTGATAATAGTCGGCTTCCTGATCGTCGTACGAAACTGCCTGCATGCTATTACAAAGTTTATCAATGTGCGAAATACCGGCATAAGGTGTCAGACTTTCAAAATATTCGCGGATGGGGTTGAAGGTTTTTATTTGGTTTGGAGAATTGATAATTTTACGGAGAATTCCATCGCTAACCGCTATTTCATTTTCCTGAAGGTGAAGACTGATATCATCCAATGAAGGTGGAAATTCGTAGCGCTTTGATTTGCTGATAATTTCCTTTTCCGATTGCTTGAAGCGGTTAATCCGGATCATGTAATTTTCTTCCAAAAACTCAATAATCAGCCTTATTTTATTGCCTTTGATGGCAGATGATTCTTTTGATGAAATATTGATGTCGCGGATTTTCATATCAGAAAGGATGTTGGATGTAGTCAGTAATTTGGGTTAAATCGGGCGAACATTTGGCATACACATCGCCAATACTTCCATTGCGGTACTTTGCAATACCTAAAATCATCAATCCTTCGGTTGAATTTCCTTCTGAATCCTGGGTTATTTTATAATATTCGGGCCGGTATGGAAATATCACCATGTCGGCATCCTGTTCAATGGCACCTGATTCGCGCAAATCGGAAAGTATCGGGCGTTTATCTCCACCACGTTGCTCAACAGCCCGGCTTAACTGTGCCAGGAGAATAACGGGTACATCGAGTTCTTTTGCCAATAGCTTTAAGCCACGCGACATTTTAGATATTTCCTGTTCGCGGTTATTAAAGCCATTTGTTTTGCCGGTGTTTGGGCTGTCGATTAATTGCAGGTAGTCAATCACAATCATGTCGCACAATCCTTTTCGGCGTTTACTCCTGCTTACTGCACTGATGTGGATTAAATCGGCTCGTGGATTGTCATCAATCGAAAAGGGTAATTTTTGCAGTTCGCTTGATGTTTCATGGTATTTATCCCATTCCGCAGGTGTTAAAGTTCCCTTACTAAGGTTGTCGGGCGAAATGCCACCATAACTACATGTTAACCGGCTTGCCAGCGGAATATTGGTCATTTCTAAGGAGAAGAAAAGAATATGACACTTTGCTTCGGAGGCACTTTTGGCAAGCTTTAAAGCAACGGCAGTTTTACCCATGCTGGGGCGGCCAGCTACAATGATTAAATCGCCCGGTTGAAAACCATTGGTTTTGTAATCGAGCGCTCGTAAACCGGTAGGAACCCCTACCATGATGCCTTGTTTGGCTTTTCTGGTACGCTCGTCAAGGTCTGCCATGTGGTCCTTCATAATTTGAGCCAGGGTTTTGTCAGAGCGTTTCCCGGCCAACAGGTCATCAATTATCGAGCTATTGTTGGCATAGCTTGCTTTGGTTTCCATAAAATCATCCTCATACGCGAGCTGCATTAATTCTCCACTCATGGAAATTATTTTGCGAAGGATGTATTTTTCGTAAATAATAAACGAATGGAAAACAATGTTGGATGCACTGGCAATACGACCGGTAAGCATTGTAATTGCGTAAGGTCCACCAGCCATTTCCAAATCGCCTGCATCGCGAAGCTGTTGGCTTACTGTCATGATGTCTATTGGTTTTTTCTCTGCCGAAAGTTGCTCAATGGCCCTGAAAATACGCTGATGGCTGTCTTTATAGAACATATCCGGCTCTATGATGTGAGCAATATCATCGAAGGCACCTGTTTCTATCATGCAAGCGCCCAGTACGGCTTCTTCCAGGTCGATGGCCTGAGGGGGTATTTTACCATGTTCAAGGTTACTTTGAACCGGTGATTTCTTTTGGAAGCGCGAAGCTCGCTCTTTGTTCGGTTGATTGGTCATTTTTTTCTTCTGAATTAAGTTGTTTTACCGGATAAATATTTTCTGAGCCCCGGGCCATGTAGTATTCAAGCCATTTGGCAGCCAGTTTAAAATCGTCGTTGGTATATTCTGCGAGTAGTTTAAGTCGGAAAGCCTGCATTCTGGTTCCCATGCGGATGCCAAATTGTTCGGTCATGTAGTCTTTATAAATTCGCCAGGTTTCTACAAATTCCTTCGCGTGCTTGCTTGTGTTTACGATCATTGGAGGAACGGTGTCGGTGATCAGCATTTCGTGACGCTCGAATGAACGTTTAAGCGATTTTATATCTGTTTCAATTTTTTTTTTGATCTTAAAATTTGGGGGTGAATTTTTTAAAAGGTTCAATGCCTCCTCTATGACAAAGGTGAGCTCGTTTACTTTTTGGACTATATCATCAAATGATTTGCGCATGGAACTTATAGGTTTAATTCTAGTTGTCTGTTTTCGACTAATTTATATTCATATTCTTTTACCAGGATAATCACCTGTGGGTGGCCTATAAGCGCAGATACCTGCCTGAAATACACGGGTATTGTTTTACGTTTTGTATCGACTACAAACCCGGCTTTACGAAGTTTGTAGGTGGTGTTGTAGCGGCGTTTGAGTTGGGGATCCATTACCGGTCGTATTTTTCAAACGTGATTACCCACACCCATGGGTTTGCATCCCATGAATCGCGGCCATTGATATCACACCACAATTCGGCAAAAAAGGCTTTTAGAAGTTCAAATTGAGTAGGTTTAATTTCACCCCATAAAACTTTATTGGGTAAAAATTGTATGGCGCTATTTTCCTTGCCTATCGCAAACCATACTGATGCATCATCACTTACAGGAACCCGTATTCCTTCCTTAATGGCATCTTCCTCCGAAATGACGTGCAATCTTTCCAACCTGATATCCGTAATTTTTAACCAGATGCGGGTGGCTGATTTGGGCATGTAGATGGATGGTTTCCATTTAATTGGTTCATCTGTAAAGCCAGCTTTATACTCAAATTGGCCGGGTGCATATTCGATAAATGTTTCGCGCACCCAAAGCAAATCACCTATTTGGCCATACTGATTGAACCATGACATATAAGTAGGAAACGACTTAAACAATGATGCTAAATCCTTTTTTGAAACATCGCTTGGATTGCGGGGATGATCTTTAAAAATCCTCCTGGTTTGGGTTTTTTGCCCGGCCATGATTGCCTGTACCATCGGCGTGCTGAAAATAATGGGTGATTCTTTCATGGTGATTTACTCTTTAAGTTTTAAAATATTGCTGTTTTCCAATCCTGTGCGTGCTCCTTCGCTGGCAATAAGCTTATAGGCCATCACTTCAACCTTTGCTGAGTTGATGATTTGTGAAGCAGCTGCGGTGATGGCATTGGCCGATTCAATGGAGATGGTATCTTTTGTATCCACTCCCGGGTCGTTGCCATCTTTCAGGCGTTCGATTACATCGAACAGGTGCTCACGTAGAGCTTGTAGACTTGTGTCGGCCATCGATCTGTTTTTTAAGTTTATTATTAAGTTTTATTACTTCTTTCAATTCTGGTGACCATTGATGCAATGTATTGCGCTCGAGCAATTCAGCATTTGAAACGAGTTCAATGTTTGAGAGCTCGTAGTTACCATGGGCGCCTGTTTTAAACACTACATTGAAACCGGATGGAACCGGTCCGTTGGCTTGCTCCCAGATATGACGTTTTAAATCCTCCCAGTTTCCTTCGCCGATGCGGATGTATTTGTAAGCATAACCTGCTTTTTTGTTGAACCGGGTAGTAATAACTCCATCGGATTTGGTATTGTGAGGTTTGTGTCCACGATCGAACCAGGTATGTTTAACCTTTTGGCGCAGTTCATCACTCATTTTCACGCCTTTGTTTGCCGGCACATGTCCTTTTCTAAA